GTGATGACTCAATCGTGTATCTTCCCAAGGGTACACAATGTGATGATATTCACCAAGGTGCGAGTCTAATGTGGAATTTCTCTGCGAAACTTTTCAGAAGAACCCATGGATACTTTTGTGGTAAGTACATAGTTAGACATCCAGGTGGTTGTGTCGTTTACCCAGATCCGTTGAAACTAATAACTAAATTGGGTAACAAAAGTATACGTGATTTTGAACACCTGGAGGAGTTTAGAGTATCATTATTTGATGTTTTTAAACCTTTGTGTAATGATTGTTATTTTCCTTTTTTGGATGACGCAATTCGTGAGGTCTTTCCTCAGGCTTGCAGTTGTTCTTTTGTGTTGTGTGCTTTGTATAAATATCTCAGTAATAAAACTGTTTTTAAAACCCTTTTCTTTTAGTATTCATGGCTTTAGTCGAAGTTAAAGGACCGAAGAAACTAGATGTGGACGATTTCATTAAATTGAAGTTAAGTGATCATCTATTACCTAGGTCTTTTACTAGGCTTAAAACCGTGTCTATATGTGATACTAATGTCGTGAAGTTGAGTGGTAGGGGTTCGACAATAAATGTAGATATACTCAAAGGTTTGCAGTTAGATAGAGTGTATAATTATGTGTCTTTAAGAGGAGTTGTCATATCCGGTGAGTGGATGGTCCCCGAGGGTTGCAATGGCGGGGCTGTTGTGTCACTGATGGACAAGCGGATGAAAGGTTTTAAAGCTGGGTTAGTTGCGGAGTTCAAAACGAGAGCTACGTCTAGGCAGTTCCAGTTCAAGTTCGTGCCCAACTACTCTCTTTGTATAGACGATGCTGTAAAGAAACCATGGGAGCTGTTTTTCAAGCTAGTAGGGGTACCCATTGAAGATGGGTATTTTCCTCTGGCTGTAGAAATTGCTGTAATGGTCGAACAGTCAAAGTCTATAATAAATCATGGTCTCAGGGCCACAATTCTGCACAGAGCCTCAGGGGATGTTAATGGTTTGGATTTACAACTACCTTCTGTTGATATTGAAGATACTTTAGATTTGATAAGTAATATAAGTAATTATAATAGATTTCCTAATTCACGCAATGACCGTATTAATGCGGTCAAAGGTCATAAAATTGGAAAAAAGAAAAAAGAAATTTCTGAAAATAAAAATTTTCATAAGTTCTTGAACGAGGATTCCGAAACAAGTGTTTCTGACGGTAATAAATTTGGTGTGGGTTTGAATGGTGATAATAATGAGTTTCCGGAGCTGAACAGCGACGGAGATTTGTAATTATCATGGCTTATTCAAACGTCACGGCACTTAATCTCGGATACTTGTCAAAAACGTGGATACCTGCTTTGGACCTTATAAATACTACTATTGCTGGATTGGGTCAGTCTTTTCAAACTCAGTCCGCTAGGGACGAGTTTCGTGCACAGTTAATAGGTTTGTATAGTACTGTAGTGACACCGTCGCAGAGGTTTCCTGCAACAGGTTTTTACGTTTGGGCTCAAAACCCAACAATAAGGCCTATTCTTCTTGCAGTTTTTCAGGCGACAGATACTCGAAACAGGATTTTGGAAGTTGAAAATGCTTCTTCCGTAAATCCTACGAGTACTGAAACTAGGGATGCCACAAGAAGGGTCGATGATGCGACCGTAGCTATTCGCTCCCAACTTCAACTACTCTTTGAGCAGTTGCAAGGAGGAAGTGGGATGTACGATCGTGCTGCTTT